CAATTGCATATCCTTCTTCTTCGAGTACGGGGAGGATCAAAGGCAGACAATTTACAAATGTCATGCCACCCATGGTAAAATACCCTACACAGCCATCCCATCTTCCTAGCTTATATGCCGGTACATGGAATGCATAAGGTAAAAAGAATTTAAGTTTCTTTTCTAATTTACGGCGAGTGGTTAATGCAAGTCCTTCGAACTTACAATTAACTTCATCTTTGAGAATCAGTTTTGTTTTCATATTTTAATTGTATGCTCTAAGTTGACTTTTGTCAATAGCTAGGTAAGCTCGCTTTTGCTTGAAGATTATTAGCATGATTTTCCATTCGTTGCAATTGTATTTTTAGTTCGCCAATCTCTTCTTTGAGCTTTTCAATCTCTCTGTCTTTTGTTCTTAATTCTTCTAGTCCTCGATAACCGTACTCTGTATAGCCTTCTTGTATATTTCCAATGTATGATGAATGTATAAAACCTTCTGACAATGCTTTTCTCCCATTACATTATTACTTATAAAATAAGAGGACTAGTAAGAAATCTTACTAGCCCTCCGAGTGCCTAACTGGTGTGAGTGAGAGTGACGCAGACAGAGGAGTACACCAGTTAGTATCAGTAACCCAAGTGAGTTAGGTTACCAAATTTGTTAACCTCGTTTCATACAAGTGGACTCTGCATAACTCTTCCACTTTGAGGCATTCATCTTCTTAAGGTCGGCAATTTTGAGTACCATTCTCAAACTCATCTCCCTAAGTTTATTCTTGTTAGTATAGATGTAATCCATAAGTTCTTTCTGTTCTTCTTCACCGAACTTGTAAGTGTTTAACATACCGTCGGCTACAATTTGTTTACATCTTAAAAACTTGTCTCGCATTGTATCCAATGTAAGATCCAAATAGTGACATCTGGACATAATCGCATCCAGGTGATCTTTTAGTTTACCTCGTGTTCTTTCGAACTTTACGTTGGTAATAAAAATGATCGAACCTTTAAACTCGAACTGATCCGGAACACCATTGTTAGCAAGTGCTCTACTTTCTGAACGCCAGCTTAGTGTTCGCTTAGGGCTACTATCAAGTGCCGCTTTAAGCAAGTTCAAACTTAGTTCATCATACAGTACACTATCACAATCATCCAACACTAGCACACTACCATCAGCACTGTAATCATATAGCAACTGGTAAAGTCCGATAGGTGTCGCCGCACCCTTCTCAACTCCAAAACGTCTCAAACTATCCTGGCTCAACTTCTTCATAATGCCAGCTTCTTTGAGTACCTTCTCAACTCCAAATGATTTACCAACACCTGGAGGTCCAGTAACTACCATACCGCGGACGACCCCATCACATGCCGCATAAGTCATGTCTTCTAGGATCTCAAATCGCTCCCGCAACCTATCGATGATCTGCTCATCTGTTTCTGGCTCGGCGGCTTCACCAGCAACAACATTCTCACCGTCTTCGAGATAGTCAAATTCACTTTTGTCAACTACCTTTACACGAATGGATCGGTCCGGGAAACCAGGCACTGCACTACCATCAACTGTAATAAAGTTACCTGTTTTACCTTGTTTGTAATCTTTAATTAAAGGAAATACTACATCCTTTACATTAATATTTCTATATGTACCATTAGCGATACGAACTTGTTTTTCTGTTGTCTGCATTAGTTTCTCACTCCTATTTTAACAACTTATATATACATAATAACATCTTTTACAGGTATGTCAACCTTTTTATTGCTCTATTTTTACATAATTAAACACAGTTTCTTTACACTGACTGAATTTACTTACGTCATGTGTTTTAACTTTACCCGTGAGCATTACGTTTTTACCTTCTAATATTCCAGCAATGTCGGGTTCTCTATTAAAGAAGAACTTAACGATATTGCCATCACCATTTATACAAGTAACTAGATGGATATTAAATTTAGCAATAAACTTTACATCTTTAACGTCGACTGCAAATTTTAATCTCTCGCCTACTTTTCCAACAAACTCGCTTGTTTTTCGATTATCATCAAAAAAGTCGTTTAAGCCTTGACGTTTTTGTAGTACACGAAAACTATTAGGTAAACTTGCTATAACTGCAACTCCAAAATTATCAGTGGTTTCATTACCTATTGCATTTAGTACACTTTGTTCAAAGTCATTTAGTGTACCCATAAGTTTTTTCGTAACTAATTCATTGTGGAATTCACCGGTAATCTTTTCTGCTTCTTTTTTAGATTGTTCACTGATTGTGATATCCTTGGCAGTGTCTAAACCCTGTACAAAGTTTAAGATACAAGTTTTATTGTCATCTACTCGGATTTGATTCTCTTGGTCATAATATCCAAACCCACTTTTAATAAAACCTTGTTGTTTATCAACTTCGATAGCAAGTTCTAAAACTTGACGTGAATTATATTGTGGTTTCTGTCTAGCCATTGTGTACCTCTTTTTTAACTCTATGTATTGACTATAACACCATGATGTCTTGATGTCAACCTAAAAATGCAATAAAACATAAACTAAAAATAATAAACCAACAAATATAATTTATTATTTTCCATGTTCCGTCTATTAGGTTAAAAAACCAATGTTGCTTTGGTTGTGTTTGAGGAGGGTAACTGTAGAGGAAATGATTCATCAAATCCTCTTCAGCTTCTTTTATTGTTATTTCGTCAGTTTGTTGCATACTAAACTCTTACCAGTTGGAGTATCGATAGTTATAGCTGGCAACGTTGGATTGACTTCTCTACATTCAATCTGTTGCCAAGTAAAACCATCTGCACGTTGGATTTCAACTGTATCTAAGAATTCTCTATTATCAAATGACCATAACGCCATGAATACAAACATTCCTAGTGCCATTTTTTTCTCCTTAGTTAGTGGCGGACAGTCAGGGATTCGAACCCTGGGAAGGCGTTAACCTTCGTCGGTTTAGTAAACCGGTGCTTTCGACCACTCAGCCAACTGTCCTATTACATTATTAGTTATACTATCATTTTGAAAATAAGTCAAGTTGTTTAGTATAATTTTTTACTGTTTCTTCAGTCATTATACCTTCACACCAATTTTCGGCGGCATCCACAACAAAATGCCTACTCTTATCAGGATAGTCAATTCTCCCAACAATTTTATCATTTTCAAAAAAACTACACTGTAGATATTCGTCATCGACTAAAGTAATAATTGCTTGCCTTTTGTCTTTTTCAAATTTATTATAATGCATTTAATTTCCTATCAGATTTTGATTGTCCCCAAGAGAGGTTAAAAAATTAATTATTAAAATTTAATTATCAATCGAAATGTTTTTCAATCATTTCCAGTCGATCACTTGCCGCCGCCATTTTATCAAGTTCAGCAATGATTGCTTCGCAGACATCACTGTGTTCACCAATACCTGCTGGCATGGCTCTATAGACTTCGATGTTTGCTTTATGTACTGCAATCTCGCCTTCTGCTTGCTTTCTAGCGGCTTCAATTAATGCATCTCCAACTTTCATTTTTTATCTCCCAAGATTTTAAATTTTTATTCGTGTTCGCCGCCTGGATCATTGGCATCCAATTCGACTTTTTTTCCGTTTACATAAAGAGATCTTCCCCTACTAGGAGTATGATAACCCTTTACTAAGTTAAAACTAGAAATTGTTTTATTAAGCTCGTCTGGTCTTTTTTCTGCTTCTTTAAAAACTACATAAGTGATAACACAACCAGATATTAATGCTATATGTCCGATTGCACTAATTGTAAATGCTGTCAAACTTTCCATAATCACAATACCAAAAATTGCACTCCACATAAATCCTAATATAGAAAATAACATGTGTGCTACTCTGGGGTCTAAGTTACGTAGTGGTGACTTTTCAACTGTCATAACACTTTCCCACAAATCTTTTGGAATATTTGCAACTTCACTTAGTGTGGTTGCTAAACCAATGGGTCTTGAATTCTTCATAGTTTCTCCTTTATCGTTAACTTTATATTTACCAATGGTGCTCGCGGAGGGACTTGAACCCACACACCAATATTGATAACGGATTTTAAGTCCGTTGCGTCTACCTATTCCGCCACACGAGCTAATTGGTGGTCCCTACAGGATTCGAACCTGTGACCTACTGTTTAGAAGACAGTTGCTCTATCCAGCTGAGCTAAGGAACCAAGAATCTATTCGATTCCTTTATTTGATTTCCAAACACGGTATTTGGCTTCAGACCATACTATTGTTCCTACTATTGCAATAGCAAATGGTATCCCAAAAGTTAATATCCCGTATAGTTCTGCTTCAACTTTTCCAACACCATTTTGTGTATAGAGCCATTGAAAGCCATTTATTAAACCAAATACAACAGCAATAATTACTGTCCATTTGGCTAAAATTTTTGTTGCTTCTACAACGGTTTGCATTGTTTCACTCATATTATCATTCCTTTTGTTGAGCGGGGCATCATTGCCCGGGTTAAAAATTTCCTCCCAAAAATACTCTCCCGTTTTACTTGTTTGGCTTCTAGATCCTGGCATGCAACTGTTTCAATCTAGTAACTTAGCCTACCCTTATCTGCCCAACGGGCGCCGGTGTAGGTACCAAGTATTCCTTTATGCTACTAATTCGTAAGGTGTATTCCATTTACCAACATTAATGTCGGTGTAGTGTGACCTACTAAAGTAATCACTTTGTAAATCATCATCATTAAAATATTTAGGACCTTTCATAGCCGCTAACAATTCGTTCAAGAAGTTTTTTGCCACTGTATTATTGGCATAATGATCATCGATCCAATATTCGTTAACTTGAATATATCGGTCACCATGTGTATAGTTATCGGAGAAATCAATAGCACCAGACTTAATATTCACTGCCAATGTACTGTGATTCCTAACTGCAATACTAGCTTTCATTTTGTACTTTTTAAGTACTTCTTTGATTGCAGGAGCAAGTTCTTTTTTCATTTTTTGTGATACATACGCCATTTAATTCTCCTTGTTTTTTTAACTTATACATACACTATAACACCAAGAACTCTTACTGTCAACCTTTTTATGCATCTTTTTTTAAATTATTTGTGTTTTTTCATGTCCGACATGTATTTGTGGATCTACGTAAACATCTATTCCAAGTGCTTTGGCATCCAAACACCAAGCAACATCTTCACTGCACATTTCATATCCTTGTGGGACTTTTATTTTTTTAGGTGCAAACCAAGGATATTCCATTTGCTCAAATACGCCTTGCTTAACTAATACCCAGCCAAAACCTATGTAATCTGCTTTAAAAGAAAACTTACGTTTTAGCATTTCATCTGTTTTTATAAACTGATAATGTCCATTTTCAGCGAAGTATGCATCATCTAGTTTTTCTACTACAGGTGTATATCCATGAGGTTGACTGTACCATCCACTTGCAACATCACAATCCATGCTTAGTAGTTTTCTGAAGTGCTCTACAGTAAATGTTTGATCGCTGTCTATCCACATCATATAATCATAATGAGCACCATCGAATGGTTTTTGCTTTGGACCATTTGTTATATCAGCGCCTGCTACTTTGCATCTAGCAAAATTTACCATACTACTGTGTTGTTGACTTAGTATAGGTTGGATACCATTTTGTAAACACCAAGTCCATACACTTGTAAAAGATTTTAAAAAGTCACCACTGTAGCTATTACCAGGTAGACAAAAAACTATTATCATAAACTTACGTCCTCTAATCCTGCCGCTCTCAGCTTAACAATATTGTTTATTTGGAATTGTTTTGCATCTATTGCTTTTATTAATCCCATAAACTTATTTCTAATTAGTGCTACTTCATTAATAATATGTTGCTGGTCAATTACTTCACTTTCACCATCAGCATATTTTTCTGCATCTCTACTTGAAAGTGCTTTGTTATATCCTTCCAAATACTTTCGATAATGTTTGTTGCGTATTTTACGCATCTCAATATTCAAATATTCTAAGATAGCTTCTAGTTCTTGCAACTGATTAAAACGATACTCAACTATACCCGGCATGTCACGTGAATGCTTTTCCACATTGCCTTTGAGTCCACAATCTAATCTTGCTTCATCTAGTTGTTTTTCGAAGTATTCAATCGCAGGAACTATATTAGCTATATCCTGTCGTACTTTGCTATACCAAGTCATTTACCAATCATCATATTCATCAGAGTCTTCATCTAAGTTATCATAAGCATCTTCATAATAACAATCTTTGATTACTCTGTCAAGTGTTGAGTCAAATCCAAACCATTCATCGCCTACTTCACTTAAATCGCAAATTTGTTCGTTAATAACTGCTAGAAACTTTTCGCATGCAAGTTCTTTATCTTTAGCATTGATGTAGGTTTTAATAGATAGCCACATGTCTATATAGGCGGCTATCTCACTGTCACTCATTTTCATGTACTATTTCTTCCTCAAGTAAGACTTCTTGTTCGTCCTGGATATTTAGTTCTTCTTGAACAGCATCGACCACTTCGTCGTTCCATTCTTTCATAATAAGATCCAAAGCATTGTCTTTGTTTAAGTTCCAGGGCTTGCGGAACATTTTAATTACTTCACCTGTAGTTGGGCTAGTGTATTCTAAACTGTTACCACTTTTCTTAAGAACTTCTTTTGCTTCAAAAAATTCAACTAATC